TCTCTCTTTCCACAGAAGCTATCGACGCATCCGCACTCGTAGATGAAGTTACTCGTCGAGTCGCCGGTAGAGCAGATACAGACGAGACACTTCCTGTCACGATCAATGCGACAGACGCGACAATCGCCGAATGGGAAGGTGTTATCACAGCTTTCAACGGTCTGACAACCGGACAGGAGCTTTGGTTTGAGGTTTATCATCCCAGACTGACAAAAGGTTTCTTCTTCAAGGCTGAACCGCCGAAGAAACTTCCGATGCCGGAAATGGGTCAGAATCAACTTCTGACAATGGAAATCAACCTTGTCGTAACAGAGTATGTCGGCATGGCTACGGCTGTTGAGCCGTCCACATAATAATATTATTTCGTTAGGTACACGGGGGAGTCGAAAGGCTCCCCCTTTCCTTTTATTTAAGGTTGCTCACGCCTTTAACGTGGGGGAAAGGGTTTCAAAATGGCTAAAAAGAAAAACACTTTTACTGTTAACGGCAGAAAGTATATCGCCAAAGAGTTTGACTTCAATGCGGTCGCAGATTTCGACATGATGGGCATTTCTATTGAAGATTTCGGCAAGAAGAATCTTGCGCTTGCCAGAGCGTACCTTGCCCTGTACAACAACAACAACCTTGCATGGGCTGGTAATGAAATCCAGGAACACGTCATTAATGGCGGCACGCTTGTAGACCTTTTTGAAGTATTTGGAAACTCTGTGGCGGACTCCGGTTTTTTTCAAGCAGTCAACAAGAGCACAGAAAAGACAGCTCAGTCGGGCAAGAAAGAAGAGACAGCGGAAGAGTAAGCCAAAAGAAGAGTCCGAAAGACTATGACGATGTGCGTGACTATTTTCGTTTTGAGTGGTTGCCAGACGCACTTGCCATTGGCATTTCGGAAGAACTTTTCTGGACGCTCAACCCTCACAGGCTAAAGGCTTACGTCAAGGCTGATGAGATACGCAAAGAACGTCAGGACGAAGAAATGTGGCGCATGGGCTTGTATGTCAACCGTGCCACACTCGCTTCTACGGAAAACGTCTTGGCTGGAAAGAAAGCGACTATCACATACTTTGAAGAGCCTTTGCTTGCGACTGCAAAGAAAGAAACCGAAGAAGTTGCCTTAACAGAAGAGCAACAGATGAAGCAAGTCGAAGCGTTGTTTACATCACTTAATGTGTTGGCGACAAACTCAAAACTTGCACAGCATAAAACTTCGGATTAAATGTCTCCGAAAGAAAGGAGACTTAAGATATGCCTAATGGTGATGTAATTGACAGCTTGTCGTTAGAGATAGGCGCAAGCGTCAATAAGTCAATTAGCGCCATTGACCAATTACAACAGCATCTTAAAACGCTGAACAGCTCCCTTGAAAATTTCAAGGACGGTGGAAGTTACAAGCGTGCGCTTGATAATCTATCGAGTGGGTTCACCAATCTCGGAAATAGTATCAAAGCACTTGATCCAGACAAGATAACCAGAGTTTCAGCATCACTCAAAGACCTTGCGAAAAATGCAAGTAAGCTGAACAACGCTTTTGGAAGTGGTTCTTCTTACAGCAAGTCCATGAGCGATATGAACAAGGAACTTTCCGAACAAGGGAAAGAGCTTGCATCTACTTTCGGTGTAACGGGTGCAAAAAACGTAGAAGCCGTCACGCAAGCGTTCAGAGAACTTTCTTCGGAGATTGACAGTTCCGGTAATAAAACATCTGGATACGCAGATAAGCTAGAGAATCTCGTTAAAATAATACAAGGTTCCGCAGGCGACGTAACTGGTGGCATAGGAGAATCAATCGCACAACAGGTGCGCAAGTATGTTTCCGATGCAAACAAGAGTGGTTCAAAGATTTACCTTCCATTTGAGCCTAGCGAGTTCTCGGACGACTATCGTTCCATGCGTGCCACATTTGGAAAGATGTTCACGTCTGATGACCTTGCGCTATTTGAAGGTGCGCAAGATATAGCTTCTTTTGCGGAAGAGATGAATGGCGCACTCGGAAACATAATCGACTTAGGGACCGGCGAGTTCATGAGCGGAAACGAAGCTGATATTTTCCGTCAGATTTATGACTACCTTGTGCAAGCCAGAGATGAACAGGAAAAGCTCACGCAAGCCGCACAAGAGTACGTTGTTTCCGAAAAAGATGTTGCCAATGAAGTTGAAGCTCTTATACCAAAGATGCAGGCGCTTCAAACTGCTACCAGTGGAGAAAACAGTGGTGGCGCAGGTGGCATTAATTCCCTTGCGGATTCCTTAAAGGGTCTGAAAGACGTAACGATTCCGGATTTCTCCAAACTAAAGGTTCTTGCAAGTTCAGCGGAAAAGCTCGGTGGTGAAAACGCAACCGCAGCAGCCACAAATATCCCTGCAATAGCCGGAAGTCTCAAAAACCTTGACGGTGTCACAATTCCGGACGCAAGCAATATTTCAACTTTCGCCAGTGCCATCTCGAAACTTGGTGGCAAGAACGCCAAGAATATCGCATGGACTCTGCCGAATATCACAGCCGAACTTGAAGCGTTCTCACGGCACTTTAGCGGAATATCCATAAACGAAGGTTCCGTCAGCGCTATCAGCTCTTTGGCATCGGCTTTCTCAAGGCTCGGTGGCAAAAACGCCAATGAAGCCATAAAAACACTTCCGCAACTTAGTGATGCGATACGGAAGATCGTTGAGGATTTAAACAGCCTACCGGAAGTTTCTGACAAGACGCAACAGCTAGTGGTCGCCCTTGGAAATCTTGCCAAAGCGAACAAGAGCGTTTCCGGAATGACCAAAGAAGCCACCGCAAGCACGGGCAAGATGAACGCTGTGTTCAATGCCGGGAAAGCCGTAGTGAAATCCTATGCAGATGCCTTCAAACAAGGCTATCAAGGGGCTATGCATTTCGGTAGAGGTCTGAGACAGGTCAAGACCCATACTGAAAGTCTTGCGATGGCGATTGTTAAAGTCAGAACGTTGATATGGGGATTAAGACAGGTCATGAGCTTCTTCTCCGGGGCTGTTGAAAACGCTTCTTCCCTTACAGAAGTACAGAACGTTGTCGCCAACGTCTATGATGCTTCTTACATTGAGGAGTTCAATAAGGCGGCTGAGAATACCATTACTACACTTGGTATGTCGAAGTTGTCCTTTGAGCAGTACGCTTCTCGGTATCAGGCAATGGGCAAGGCTATGGGTATTACCAATAGCCAAATGTCGAGCGCCGAAGACCATCTTAAGTCAATGGGCATCGAGTACGGTGTAGCAACCGGAAAGATGGGTGACATGTCCGTCAATTTGACTCGGTTGGCGGCTGATATGGCGTCCTTCTATGACGTAAGTCAAGAGGATGTATATACGAGTCTGCAAGCAATCTATACTGGACAGACGAGACCGTTAATGTTAGCGGCTTAATGTAGCGATACATTATGAAACAGTTGAAGAACGCAAGCAAAAGCGGTGTGAGTAGGTAACTACTTGCTAACGGTGAAAACCTAAACCACAACAAAAGCAAATATTGACTTTACCAAAGCAATCCTTGTATAATAAATGTGAAAGGAGTGCTTATGAAAGGTTACGTTTACAAGGCTGTTGTGGCAGGAAAAGTTTATGTCGGAAAAACTACTGGAACTTTTGAAGGTAGGGTGAAAACACATATTAATCACGCTTTCGTACAAAAGCATAATACTGAAATAGGAAAAGCACTTAGGACTCTTACGGAAGAAGAAGCGGTAGAGGCTTTTACCATAATAGAAGAACTTGAGTATCCGACTTATGAGGAATTGGAAGAAAAACTATGTGAGAAGGAAAACTTCTACATGGAAAAATTTGAATCTATATTCCCAAACGGATATAATGTGGTTAAATCATTCCCTTGCAAAAAGAGGAATGTAAAAACTCAACCACCACGAGAATCTGTTATGAGAAAAGTTATTTGCTTAGAAACCGAACAAGAATTTCCGTCTATCGCAGAGGCAAGCCGATTTGCGAATGTAAACATATCTGCTGTTTATCATTGCCTTAAAGGGATTAACAACACGGCAGGTGGTTATCATTGGAAATACAAAGACGAAGAGTACCACAAGTGCGAAAGACCGGAAGGGCGTAGAAATAGAAAATCTCAAAGCAAACCTGTCATGTGCAGAGAAACTGGAATTTCATATCCGTCAATCGGTGAAGCAAGCCGACAAACCGGAATGATAAGTTCCAACATTGCAAAGTGCGCTAATGGCAAGGTTGTTTCAGCAGGTGGTTTCAAGTGGGGATTCATAGTTGATGGTAAACCGATTTACATTGATCGTGAAGACCGAAACAAAACAAGAATCAAATGCATTGAAACGGGAGATGTTTTCGAGTCTATGACAGAGTGTGCTAAGTCACTCGGAGAGAAGAGTTGCGGTTCACTTCAATCTTCAATTCAGTACGGATGCAAGCACAAGGGCAAAACATATGTGAAGATATAAACTTTCGGCAATACCGTGCGGAGCCGACAATTATTGTCGGAACGTGTAACGACTATCCCGTAAGGGAGTAGGGTGGAGATTAGCACCATTCGAAGTATCAACAATCCCATTGGGATTAAGAGATAGTCTAATCCGTTTCAAATATCTGGAAACAGACGGTAGTAAATGTACGTCAATACGGTAAACTAAATCTTGCCGCTTAATGCAGTAATGCATTAATGATAATCGGACAAAAACGGGGAAAGCTAAATCGGAAACATCCGACATGCTAATCCCGTGATAATGCAAGAAACTAAAGAGTCTTGCACATTGTAGAGCATAGGGATTGAACCTGTGCTTTTCTTTTTGGAAAAGTTCAGAATATAACATCCCCACGAGTGCCCGACTTCCTATTATATAGGAAGAAAATATATGCCGACCTTACGTTGGAAACCGTAAGAACCATAGGATAAAAAGCCTATGGGATAACAAAGTGATAGATTTAACGCAAGCCACTTTACAAGAGTGGGCTATGAAGCAGGGACTTGATGCCAACATTTCGTCTATGACACAGGCTGAAAAGACCATGCTCCGGTATCAGTACGTTATGCAAGCCGCCCAGAGTGCGATGAATGACTTCCAAAAAACTCAGGATACTTGGCATAACCAAACAGTCATTCTCAAAGAGTCATTTAAGGCTCTTGGTACGGTCATTGGTACAGGTCTTATCAATGCTCTTAAACCGGCTCTGAAAGGCTTTAACATTTTCCTGCAAAGCACAATAGCTTTTGCACAAAACGTCCTTAATGCTCTCGGAAAGATTTTCGGTTGGGAGTATGAAATCACAGGTGGCGGTATTGCCGACGACGCACTTGCCGGAGTCGAAGATATAGCTACCGACTTAGGCGATGCCACTGGTGGTGCTGATGACTTAGGTGACAGCGTTGGTGGAGTCGGTGATGCACTTGATGATGCTACCGATAACGCTAAGAAGCTGAAAGCTACGATTCTTGGCTTCGATGAACTGAACGTCCTCAATGATGTAGCGGACACGCTTAATAGCGGTTCTGGCTCTGGTGGCGGTTCCGGTTCTGGCGGTAAAGGGTCTGGCTCTGGTTCTGGTGGCGGTACTGGTGCAGGTGGAGCAGGTGCAAGTCCGGTAGGAGTGGTCGCAAGAAAGACTAAATCCGCATTTGAGTCGGAAATTGACAACCTGTATGACCTTGGGAAATATATCTCCGATGCCCTTAAGAAAGCTATGGACAGCATTGATTGGGATGAGATATATGAAAAGGCACGTAACTTCGGCAAAGGTCTTGCGCAGTTCCTTAATGGTCTGTTCCAACCGGAAACTTTCGCTTCACTTGGCAAAACGATTGCAGGGGCGATAAACACAGCCTTGAACGCACTTGATGCGTTTGCACAGGAATTTGATTTCTACAATCTCGGCGTTTGTATCGGAAGAGCAATCAACAGTACGCTTTCCAATATTGATTGGGATGTAGCTACAAGCGCCGCCAAAGGCTGGGGCAAAGGTCTTGCAGAACAAATTAATGGGTTCTTTGATGCAACCGACTTCTATCTTGTCGGTGAGACAATAGCTCGTAGCCTTAACACTGCGATCCTTTTTGCTTTTGAGTTCGGAAGTGAACTTAACTGGGAAAGAATCGGTCAACGGCTCGGACTTGCCATTAACGGCTTCTTCGAGAACTTTGATGTAGACCAATGCGCCGAAGCAATCAATTCGTTCGTTCACGGAATCAAGGACGCAATTAAGTCGTTCATAGACACGGTCAATTGGGAAGAGGTCATCAGCGAAATCGGTGAACTTCTGACAAAGATTGACTGGTGGTCAATTATTCAGTTAAAAATCGGCGCTGATTTGTTCGGAGTCGCTCTCGGTATCGTTGGCGGTATCGTAAGCGGTTTTAAGACAAACACAATCTCGACGCTTCTTGGTCTTGGCGTACAGGCACTTGGAACAACAATATCGACCAAACTTGCTTCTGTATTTGGAATAGGAGCAGCCGCAGGTGGCGCAGGAGCCGCCGGTGCAGGAGCCGCTGGCGCAGGCGCAGGTGCTACTGGCGCAGGCGTTGTCGCAGAAGCCACAGCAGCAGGAAGTGGTGTTGGAGCTGGTATCGCAGGTGGTATGCTTGCCACGGTCGGTCTTGTTGCAGCAGCAGCAGGTATCCTTTATGTCGGATACATGGCAGGTCAAGACCCTGAGATTCAAGCTAAGATAGCGCAAGGAAAAGAAGCTCTTAAGACTTTCCACGAAGACAACACAAAGAACTGGGAGTCGAGCTACAAGAAGGTTAGCGAAAAGACAACGGCATTCTGGAACGAAACGACAAGCACGACACGTACTGAATCCGGAAAGATTGTTAAGTCCTACGACTCGATGGGTCGTGAAGTTGGTGTTCTGGTAGACAATTCCACAAACACGACGAGAAAGTCATTCCGTGAAACATGGAACGAGATGGTCAGCAGTAGCGGTACAATGGCTGAACGTCTCAAGAACGACATGACGGACATTAAAGACCATATAGTCGATTTCTGCACGAATACCTATAATTCCATTGCGGAATGGGCTAGGAGTGTGGCGTCCTCGTTTGCCGAAACGTGGAAGACAACAAAGGAAGATACGGCACAGCGACTTGATGAAGCGTGGAACAAGGTAACTGAATTTGTCCAGAACACGGGTGATAGATTTGGTGAATGGAAAGACAACGTCATAAACTTCTTTACAGAAGCGTTCGGACAGAGCAAAGAAGAAGCGGACACGCAACTTTCCGAAACGAACAGTAATGTTGAGTCGTCGCTTGACGAGACGAGCAGTATTATTGAAGGCACGCTCTTTGCTATGCCGGGAATTTTCTCGAACTATTTCGGGCAGTCCAAAGACGAAGCTATATGGCAGTTAGAGGACTTACAGAACAGTGCATCGTCTATTCTTGATACGGTATCAAGTTGGCTGAGTAACGCAATCAGTATGGCGCAAGAAGCGGCTTCATATGCTGCTAGTAGTGCCGGAAACTTCTTTGGCGGTTTCTTCGCTAGTGGCGGTTTCCCGGACGCAGGAGAAATCTTTGTGGCAAGAGAAAACGCTTCTCCGGAAATGGTTGGTCGTATCGGCACACGCACTGCGGTTGCTAACAACGATCAGATTGTCGCCGGAATCAGAGCTGGTGTCATGGACGGCATGATGCAGGTCTATGCCACTACAAGCGGTGGCAATAGCAGTTCCGGTCAGATGGTCAACGAATTTACCTTTAAGGTCGGAGAAGAGACTATTTATCAGGCTGTTCTTCGCGGCAAAGAGAAATACGACAGACGCTATCAGACCATTGCAACAATGGCATAACTTTTTTAATCAGCCGTGGGTGGGGTCAAATCCGCTCACGGCTTTTATATATATAGAGGTGTTGATTATGGCAATGCTTGTAGTAGATGGAGTTCCAATCAAGGAGCCGAGTGAATTTACATACGGATTGCAGGACGTTAGTGACTCGTCTGCCGGACGTACACAGGACTCTGTAATGCACAAGAACAGGGTCGCTCAGAAGGTCAAGATAAATCTTGCATGGACAATGACGACTCCGGCTGAAACTTCCGCTATCTTGCAGGCTTTCAATCCGGAATACGTCATGGTCACGTACCATGATGCTCTCTTAAATGCGACTGTGACTCGTGAATTTTATACAGGCGATAAATCTGCGCCTGTCCATATCTGGTCTGCCAATAACAAGAGGTACACGAAGGTCACGCTTAATATCATTGAGAGGTGATGTGCCATGATTAATGTCTCCAATAAATTTAAACAGGCTTTGCTCGACGATAAAAGGCAGTTCCAAATCGAAGCCACCATCACTTTAATTGATGATACGGAACTTACGATTACAAACTCGGAACTTTGGTCGCAAGGCTTTGAAATAGATACATCCGTTTCCGGAAATAACTCATTTGACATTGGCGGTTTTATTATCGGAAGAATGACCCTCGTAATCAACAACATTTACGAGGACTATACGCAGTATGATTTCTTCGATGCAGATGTCGATGTCACACTTACCCTTCCTTTTGACGACGGAACCAGTGAGAGCATTGTCTTTGATCACTTTATCGTTGATGAAGCGACAGACAATGAATCTCAGATTGTTCTGACCTGTCTTGATAACGCAAAACACTTTGAGCGTCCGTATTCGGAAAGCAATCTTGTCTATCCTGCAAGCGTTGACACAATAGTTCGTGATGCTTGCGACACTTGCGGAGTCCCACTTTTAACAACTTCAATTCAGAATGGAAATTATGTCGTTTCCGCTCGTCCTTCCAATGATGGTCTGACTTTCCTTAAAGTCGTTTCTTGGTGCGCACAGCTCACAGGCAACTTTGCCCGTATCAACAATCACGGTCAACTCGTTGTTGGATGGTACGACATAGATACACTTAGCAACACGACAGTAACTTCCAATACAATTACAGATACGGAATATTCGCCTGTTCTTGATACTGACGACGACTCTATCTCAGACACAGATGCAGTTACGGATGAGACTACAAATGGTCACGACTGGACGATTCCGGAACCAGACGCTTCTGAGTATCACCATATCGTGTCGTGGAGCAGTCTTACAGTTGGTACAGACGATGTTCTAATTACGGGTGTAAGGGTTGTTGCAACAAGCTCCGATAATACTGAGTTCGTGGGATTTTACGGCAGTGAAGGATATGTCCTTGAAGTCAGAGGGAATGATCTAATCGGCGTTTCCGATGTTCAAAGTGTCGCTGCATCCATAGGCTTAAATGTCATTGGTCTCAGGTTCCGCACATATAACGGTGCTTGCCTTGGAGACCCGACCATTGAAGCGAGTGACCTTATCTGGATTACCGATAGAAAGAATCGCTCGTACAGGTCTTTAATTTGCGGAACGTGCTTTAAACTTGGCCAGTATCAGAATTTGTACTGTGGAGCTGCTACTCCTTCAAGACATTCAGCCGTAAGCTATTCGGAATCTACAAGGGCTATTGTAAAAACAAGGCAGGAGATTAAGAAGTCTCTGGCTGACTACGACAGCAGAGTATCCTCGATGGCTGAACTTATCGCCCGTGGTTTCGGAATGTACTTCACTCCGGTCACTCAGCAGGACGGCTCGGTCGTTCCGTATATTCATGATAAGCCTACGATTGCGGAATCTAGCTACATCGCCTACATGACTTCTCAGGGCATCATGATGGAGTCTGACGGCACAACAACGGCGGCTGTTGACAGGAACGGCAATGCGCTTTTAAACACGCTCACGGCAAGGGGTATCAATGCCGATTGGATTAATTCTGGCGCAATCTCAATCAGAGATACGCAAGGCAACGAGACCTTTTATGCTAACTGTCTGACAGGTGTTGTCAGAATCAATGCAACTTCTTTCTCGCTGACCGGATCAACAATTCAACAGATTACGCAACAAGCGGTAGATAACATTGAAGTCGGTGGAAGGAACTTACTATTAGCTACCGGAACAGCACATACTTCACGCTCCGACAATCCGCAATACACACAGGAATATCAAGTCACCGATTACGGAGCGACACTGTTTGATAATACGGAAACGGATTTTACCATTTCCTTTGACTATGAACTGCAAGGCGATTATTCGTCTGCATCTGATAGCTCTCAGATATATGCAGTAATTAACGGAACTGATGCGTCGCCTTCAAATCCCATATACGTCAAAGAAATGCCTGCAAATGGGCATTACAAGACAACTTGCAAACTGACACAGGCGCAAGTTGCTTCTGCTTCAAAGACATGTAGTGCCAGATGGAGCGGAATTGTAAGCGGATGCACATTTACCGTAAAGAATTTTAAGCTGGAAACGGGGAGTGTAGAGACTGACTGGACGCCAGCGCCGGAAGATATGCAGTCCGGAATCGATGCGGCTAACTCGACGGCTAATTCCGCTAATAGCACTGCTCAACAGGCAAACAGCACGGCACGTCAAGCGCTTGATATTGCATCGTCAGCAGGTGGATTGGTAGCTTATCTTGACAATGACTTTCAAAATATCCCTACCGACGAGAATGGAAATTACACGACATTTCCGGAATGCTCCACGCAAATAACTGTATTTTACAACAGCACCGATGTTTCGGCGCAATGTACTTACGCTACGTCAGTTACAACAGGATTGACCGGAACTTGGGATAGTTCTACAAGAGTCTATACGGTTACAGGTCTTACGGCTGATTCCGGCACAGTAACGATCACGGCTGCTTATAACAACATTACGTTAAGCAAGAAATTCACAGTTATTAAAGTAAGGCGTGGTGCTACGGGTCCAGGTGGCGGTCAAGGTACTGCCGCAAGAAGTTATTTCTTGGACGTGACTCCGAAATCAATAAAGCTCGGTGAAAACCTTTCGTATGCACCCAATGTCGTTACAGTTAATGCCTATTACCGTGACGGAAATTCTACCGTGCAAACTGCGTATGACGGTTATATATATGTTGAGTATTACAGAAACAATTCTTGGTCTCAAGTTTCCGGGTGCTCTGTTGAAGATAGCTCAACATTCGCATTCACTTTGGCGCATACGGACAGTGACAATGTGAGTTACAGTGACCATGTCTTGTCATTACCGACAACGGTAAGCGCATTAAGGGTCAAACTTAAAACAGAAAATAATGTTTCCGCAACCATTCTTGACCAACAGGAAATTGTAATCCTTATCGATATTTCCGCTCTCACGCAAGAAGAAATATTTAATAAGCTGACAGATGATGGTGAAGTTGGCGGTCTCTTTTTGCAGACAGACCCAACAACGAACAAACCGTCCATATACGTTAACGCTTCTTATATTAAGACAGGAACGCTTGTTGTCGGTGGTAGCAATAACGTAAATGGCAGGCTAAGAGTATTAAATTCAAACGGAGCAGAAACCGTAGTTCTTGACAATGCTGGAATTAACGCAATATACGGCAACATCGCCGGTTGGAAGATTAATGACCATTCTATAAGGCGAGAAGAAAATGACAACAGCAAAATAAATACGCTGATTCAATGTCCTTCCGGTCCGACGTCAACGGTTCTCGCTATTGGAGCTACGTACAATTCGACTACAAGGGCTACGGATTGGACAACAGCTCCATTTAGGGTGACAGCTCTTGGAAAGTTGTATGCGACAGGGGCAGAGATTTCCGGAAAGATTACAGCTACAAGCGGAAAGATTGGCGGTTGGGACATCACAACCAACTCTCTTCGCAACGAGACGAAAGGTTCGTCGAACAATATCCTCATTGGTTCTACGACAAACAATGTGCTTTCAATAGGTGCTACATGGACATCGGGCGCAGATGCTACGGACTGGTCAACCGGAAAATTCAGAGTGCTGAAAAACGGTTCCATGTATGCAACAGCAGGCGAAATTGGTTCTTGGAAGATAACGACAAATTCAATCCGAAGGGAAGAAAAAGACGGTGCTGACGCACTGCTCCTTTGTCCGACGAGTTCTACATCAACTGTTCTTTCAATCGGCGCTCCGACTGTAAACAATAGCATCAAATGGACGCAAGCCCCGTTCTATGTAAAGGCAGGTGGAAGTCTTTTTGCTTCTGACGCAAGTCTTACTGGTAGCTTAAAATGCAGTGGCACTGTTTTGTCGCACAAAAATAATGTAACCATAGCAACTGGATATATTCGTGGAGATGTAGAGAATACTGAAACAGGATTTATCCGAATGGCAAGCCATAAACACACAGTCGGTTCAAGTAATTCTTATAAAGCCATAGAAATGCGAGGACATTATAGTGTTGATATAAGCGCAGGAAATAAAATAAGTTTTGATATAGGAACAACCAGTTTTGGTACAATACTTGCCGCAATCGATTCAAGAGGATTTCATGATTACTCAGGAGCCACAGTAAGAAATGTAATTTTGCCAACCGCTATTTTTAGCGACGGGGGCATAGCCGAATACGTTACTGTTGATATTGTAGACGGAATCGTAAAATAAGGAGATTGACGGGTGTATTATTACTATATTAGCGACTATACGGAAATCCCACAATTCAGTGAAACGACGAACGAAGACGGAGAGGTGTCTTATGGCGTCACGTACGTTTCAAGTCCTGTTAGGCAATTAGTTTCCGAAGATGAAATGGTGAACCTTTTTTATAATGGCACAACTGTGTATATTTCATATGACGATGAGGTTGGTAATACCACAGAGGATGTAGTCGTAACACAATCATATATTAACGAACTTGGGACTGTAATTTCCACAGAGGAAGAAGAGAAAGTTGTAGGGGCAAATGGAACAGTTACAACACAAACTGTTACCCGTTACAGTGTAGACAGAACTGTTTACATAGAACCAATTCCTCAAATAGTGTTTTCTTCCGTAGACGTATCAATAGATTCTATTGCCGGAAATGCTTCTTTTATTACATCGCTTAATCCGACCAGAACCAATTATAAATTAGTTGCCGTAGTAGGGTGGTCTGTCGCAGGAGTTTCTACTGTGGTTCCTTTCAGATTGTACATCGGTTCCGTAAGTGAAACACTTTATATAGGACTTCGCAACACCACATCTACTGCGGTAACAGATAAGACTCTTACGGTCTATCTTATGTGGCAAGCTGACAATCTCAATCTGGAAAATCTTGAAGAAGAAGAGACACAGGAAGAGTTAGTCGGACCCAGTAATGCAGAAGAAGCGTCTGAGTAAAAACATTTCTAGTACAACTACTTTAGTGAGGTGACAGAACTTGGAAAAAGGTTACGAGATGGCAGAACTTAATGCCAACATTTCTTTTCGGAGCATACTTGGTGAGAACGGTCTGACTGCGAAAGATGCCGTACACATTCTTAACGGAATGCTTGTCGAATGGCAGAGAGAAGCCATGATGCAAGCTCTCGCAGACAGGGTTAACGAAGAAGCAAAGAAAGCTGACAAAGAAACAGAGGGATAAATTTAAACAAGGGGGACTCCCTAATGGCTAGATATAATTCATATCCTTTCAAAACGTCGCCTGAGAACGGGGATACGGTTCTCATATACGACGCCACAAACAACAAGAACAAACAGACATATTTTTCGAATTTTCTGAACTGGATCGTAGACGGGATTCGTCTTGTTACCTTTTCGAATCTCACAACCACCAGTAAGACAATAGAAGGTTCGATAAATGAAGTGAAGGCACTTGCGAGTAGTACGGATACAACTCTTTCAGTTTCCGGAAAATCAGCAGACGCAAAGGCAGTTGGCGACGAATTTTCAGAATATACATTATCATCTTCGGAAATTGCGTCGCTTGCAAATCTTTTAAATTAGTGAGGGGTTTAAATGAAAGCAATAGATGCAAAAGTGATTTCTATTAACAGTAACGGTGTACGTACAGTCCGTGCGGTAATTATCGGAACAACTATGCCGAACACACTTCCGACAAGCGGAGCTAACATTGGCGGTCTTAATCCAACTGACGTGTTTGCTCCCGGCTCTGTAATTTTCTGTCCTGACGATTGGTCAAAGGCGGTTGCAAACGCCAACGGTGTTTTTAAGAAGGAGTGAATCTGAATGACTGCGAGTGATATTTTGACCGCATTGATTTTTGGTGGGTCATCAAACATTGAAAAACTTTCGTCGAGTGGTGGCGCATCTGACTCCGGAAAAGTTCTTGCGATTGGTAGCGACGGAAAAGTAAAAGCTATTATTCTCGGTGTTGGAGAGGGCGAAATTGCGTTGGATAAAGATTTGACGGTTGACGGAGCCGCGGCGGATGCTAAATCAGTTGGCGACGCCATCACTTTGACTTCTGCGGAGACTTCAACTCTTACCGGGTTGCTGAATTGAGGGGGTATAAATGAGTAAACTGTTTAATACATTAAGGGACGTTCTCACGCCTTATGCGAATAAGATTAATTTGCATACGGAGGAGATTGAGGAGATTCAAGGTGATGTTAGTGAGGTAAAGGCTGAATTAACGGACAAGGCTGACAGTCAGGCTGTCAATGTGCTTATTGACGGTTATACGGGCGGAGAAAATTTAATCGATCCTGATGATGCTGTTGAAGGGGAGTCCCTTATCTCTAACGGGAGTACGGTATCCTCACAAAACAAGTTTGTATCCGACTACATGCCTGTACTGAGCAATTATGAATATAAGTATAAAGGCGGAACTCCAAATATAGTCTTTATAGCGTCATACGACCGCAACAAAACATTTATTGCAGGATCGTTTGAAACTGGTGTTTCGGAATACACAACACCTGCTAATGCCAAATATGTAAGGATTACAGATTATACCGCATACAAGACTGTAGCACAGTTTTACGCAGTATCGACAGACGGCATACGGGAATCAGTAGACAATATGGAATCAGCACTTGACATCGGGGCGATTTCCGAAGGCGATCCGCTTAGTTATGTTGCATCCTATAATGCGCTGATAATGAGTGATGGAAAAATATCGCCCACAACAAACACTTTGTTTGTACTTCGAAAATATGCTGTGGAAAAGGGTGATGTTTACGCCATAAAGGGGACACAAGTCAGCGTAAGATATGATGCGTATGCTCTTGCGTCTTTCTCGGCAAGTGATTATACAGGCACAAATATTAACAGCGAGCTAATCATCTATGGGAGTGGTGGAACAGCATCAAATTATTATGTTACATTCACGGCTCCTGCTAACGGATATATCTACTTGCTGTTATACGATGTAAACAAGCCGAAACTTGAACTGTATGATGCGGTTTTGCTGTCGAAGCTGATGTACAAGCTGTCAAACGCCAATAAAGATATCGTTAAGATTCAGGCGTTTGGGGATTCGATAACAGATGATTCGTGGCGCACAGATAATACGACATGGCTGACTCTCCTCCCAGATTACCTTACACAAAGAACACTGTCTATCAAAAACGAAGGCGTCGGAGGGTCGCACATTGGTCACGGGCGAGTTAATAGCGATACTGGAAAATACCATGAACTTGAATACAACTACGTCTATGATCTGATGACGAACGAAGATATATTCGATCCGACGAGCGACATTATCGTAATGTTTGTCGGAACAAATGATTTTAATTCAAGCCCTCTTGGCCAGTGGGGAGATTCCACCGTAGATACATTTTACGGAGCGGCGAAAATGGTCTGCGAGTTTATATCACAAAACACAAGCGCACTGTTTTTGGTTGTCACTCCAATAGCAAGGCCTGATGACGCAGACACATCTAAGCAAATAAATGCGAACGGTGAAAGAGTAAACGGATACGGGGCAACTCTGAGAGATTATGCGGAAGCATTGATTAGGACCTGCGAGTTTTATCAATTCCCTGTTATTGATCTTTTCCATGACATAGGTTGGAATAAAACAAACGTTAGACCTTATCTTGATACTACGGGAGTCCATCCGTCTGTAAAAGGGTCAAATGTCATTTGCGCTTATATTAGCAGTGAGATCAAGAAGCACTTAGGGATTTGATCTTCGTTAAAGCAGTTTTTAAATCAACACAGTAGTCCACTAAACACCTGTTTAGGTAATAAATATACGGAACAGCACTTGTTTCTACCGGAATACTTATGATATGATAAAAGACAGAACATAAAAAGAGCGTGGGTCAGGTAGCTCTCGCCAAAGAAACAAACCTGACCCACAGTGACCTTGCGGTCGGGGATATTATACTATTTTATACTCCCTCTCCGCAAGAGATTTTGCGTGGGAAGGGGTATTTTTTATGCACAATTCTTTTGTAGATGGTTTCTGTCTCAAACTCGAAAATCTATTAAATCCGGAAGAAATACGTCAAGTATCTAATCTACTTAATGTCTATACGATGGGCTATGATATTAAGCCCCTCTCAACAGACCTTACCGTTTCCGAATATAGACTGCCAGAAGCATACTACGTCTTTATGGCGGCAAAGGAACAGGACGGCAGAATGTCCGAGAAGTCCAAAGAGCAGTATAGGCTCTGCTTGGAAAAGTTACTTTATCGATTCGGACTTCCGTTGGGAAATATCACCATAAACCACCTGCGCTTATACATACAGGAAATAAGCATTAATAGCCGAACCGGAAAGAAGCTGTCGAAGACTACGATTAATCAGCGCAAATCTATTATACGGTCTTTCTTTAAATGGCTTTACGAAGAGGAATACATCGAGAAGAATCCTGCTATTCGAATAAAGCCGGATAAGGGAGATAGCAAGCCACGAAAAGAGTTTACTGATGTAGAGATAGAAGCTATGCGTTCTTCCTGCGGTAATCTAAGGGAACGGGCAATCATAGACCTTCTCAATTCTTCCGGAATCCGTGTATCTGAGATGTGTGGTCTGAACCGCAAGGATATTGACCTGGACAAACGTGAAGTAACAGTCTATGGCAAAGGTGGCAAATGGAGAACTTCTTACATCGACGCATCTGCGGTTGTTTCGCTTAAGAGATACTTTGATTCAAGGACCGACAACGATCCGGCTGCTTTCGTAAGTGACCGTAATCCACACAAGCGACTCTCCACGAGCGGAGTGCGAAAGACATTGCACAGCATTTCTGAAAAGTCAGGTGTTGAGAACATTATTCCACACAGGTTTAGACATACGATGGCTACAAAGGATATCAATTCCGGAATGCCAATAGAATCCGTGCAGAGCATCCTCGGACATTCTATGATAGAAACGACTTTGCACTATGCGCACATCTCACACGAAAAAGTCAAAGACGATCATCGGAGATATATTCAATAACATCATTTCAAACATTAAGACTCACGATTTTGTTCGTGGGTCTTTTTTATTTTGCCTAAAAGGAAGGTAACTGCATGAATAGTAAAAACTTGCACGTACTTGCCAACATTATTGCCGCCGTCGAATCGGGCGGTCAGGTCTACTCCGAAGATAGGGATTGGACAGCCTATGCCGGAGCTTACACAAATTCCAATGCGGAATATACATGTACGCTCGGACCGTATCAGGCGTACGGAGACGAAGCACAGGAACTTGTACAGTATATCCGTGACAAGTATCCGAAGGTGTTTCGTGAATGCGACAAGGACTATGTTCTAGCACAAAGGTTTGACGAGTTCGAACGGCACGGAGAGTCATGGGTAAGCGCCAGATGGAATCCGAATGGTAAAGAGAAAGCTGTTCTCATAAAGCTCCTTGCCACTGACGCAGGTCACGAAGCATCTGAGCATGTCTTCCAAAATCGGCTGAACAAGTATATTGCCCGTGCGAAAGAGAATGGAGTGACCAATATCGAAGGTCAGATGATGTGGGCAGAGGTTCAGCATCTTGGCGGTCGCTCTGCGGTCGAGAGGGTCTTTAAACGCTTTTCGTCTACATCGAAGCACACATGCGATGACTGGCTGAACGCCCTTAAGCAAGACCAGTACGACAGCTATTACAGTCGCAACGGAGTCGGGTCTAGCAAGTATTGGTCAAGGCATGTCAAGTGCGTTGAATTTATTCGGAAGTACGCTGATTTGACTGACAGCGATTCTTCCGAAACAAAGAAAGAGGAAGTGACTATGGGAGTAACCGCAAAGGATATAATCGCAAGAGCCGCGCATTACGTCGGATACAGAGAGAAGAATCATTCGTGGGCTGACATGGAGAGCTTTACCGCTGACGCAGGTGACGGCAATTTCCAGAAATTTCAACCACTTGCCGGGGCTGGCAATGGAGACCAATGGTGTCAGTTCTTCGTGGACGGCATCTTTGTCGAAGTGACAGGCTCCATAACGAAAGCAAAGGAAATGCTCTGTCAGACTCATCCCGGAAACTATATGACAGGCTACACACCGGACGGGTCGAACTACTTCAAGTACGCAGGTCGGTGGTATACAACACCGGAACCGGGCGACATCATTTATTTTTACAGTTCCAGTAAGGGCAGAATCGGTCATGTCGGGATCGTCGAGAGAGTAGACGCTTCGTCAAAAACAGTCTACACGATTGAAGGCAATACAAATTCCGATGGCTTCACAACAAACGGCGGCATGGTCGCACGGCACAGCTATTCTTACGCTTATGTCGGCGGTACAAACCGTGTTTCCGGATTTGGCAGACCAAAGTACGGCACTGGGTTCCAGACGCTTAAAAAGGGCATGACGGGCGACGCTGTGAAGACTCTTCAATCGAACCTTTTGCTCGTCGGATTTGCCGACTGCGTTTATTATAGCGCAAACAAAAATTTCGCTGACGGAGAGTTTGGTGCGAACACTGAGAAGTCTGTCCGTATGATGCAAGAAGCGAATGGTCTTGAGGTAGATGGTATTTACGGAACTGACTCGCACGCTCTTTTATCGGAACTTGTTTCCATGGCAAAAGCATCATCGTTCAGCAAGTCCGAATCAGAATTTCTCCAAGCAGCAAAGAAGGTTGCCGGCGCTGTCCGTGTAGATGGTTGGAAGTACGGCAATGCTCCGGCGCTCCCGTTCGTCTATCCGATATGCAAGATGACTTCCTGCGACAGATACGTCGATCAAGTGCTTTGCTACTGTGGTCTTCGTGATGTAGGCAATCGTGATAGTGCGCCACTCGAAAATTATCTACTCGGAAAAGGTTGTGAGAAAATTACATCCGTTTCCAAAATCAAAGCAGGTGACATCATCAAACTCACGACCGGACATGTCTTTATCCTCGGCAACAAAAAGGGAACACAATGGGAGAGATATGACTGCGGAAGTGACGCAAGAATCAAGAGCAACCAGCCCTTCGTAGAACCTGTCGAAAACTTCAAGTGCGCATTTAGACTGCCGTTCAAGACCGAAAAACAGAAGGTCGTCATGCTCGGTCAGCAACACGCCATGAATTTTGTGCCGGGTCTTAAAATCGAAGCTGACGGTATCCGTGGTTCCGAAACAAACAAGGCTATGGTTAAAGTCCTTCAAACTGCCGCAAACCTCGATAAATGGGGCAACCTTGAAGTAGACGGCATCGTTGGAGATAAGACAAAATCTGCATTCAATAAGAGCAGGTATATCAAGAAGGGTGAGAAGCAGTACATGGTCACTGCGGTTGAAATCATCTGCTGTTGCCGTGGGAATTACGCTTCTGTCGAACTGCCTGGAAGTTACGGCGACGGTCTTACAAAGGCGCTTGGTGGCGTGACGTATCTGAGCGGTCCGGACATTCTGAAATTGATCCAGTAAGGTTCGTTTTTCGCTGATTTACTTTACACCTTGTTACCGTTCCGTTCCGGAAATTATAAAAGGGGGTAGCACTACGCTATCCCCTTATTTTTTTGCCCATTTACGGAAACCTACGCAAGACCTACGCGCCTACTATCGGAAGTCCGAAAAGTGTTGATTTTATGCGGTTTTTTGGACATAGTAAAATGCCGGTGGTGAGTATATCGCATGTACGGTTTTTTATAGAAAATGCGATAAAATCAATAAATTTTTAAATTTCCGAACTAATTTAATATGGTTTTCATAAAGAAAAAACCTACGAAAAACCTACGCACAATCTGTCTGAATTTCCGAATAAGTTACGTTAATAAGGATATTGCAGACAGCAGTTCATTATCGGATTCTTCCATTCCTTTTGTCACATGTAAATACACCTGTCTTGTCACTTCGGAGTCCCCGTGACCGAGCCTTCTCGATATGACTTCAAGTGGCACTCCCTTTTCCGCAAGGAGCGATGTATGCGTATGCCTTAGAGCATGTGGCGTAAGTCTCCGACCGATTACTTTTTCGGTGGTCTCGCCCAAATATTTCCGGTAAGCGTCGTATCTCATGTAGTCGCCGTTCGTATCCGGAAAGAAGATATGAGTAGCCAAATCTTGCGCAGAGACATATTCCTCAATCTCACGAATGACCGCTCCCAGTTCCGGCTGGATAAATACCTTCCTCGAAGAGTTTTCCGTCTTTGTACTGTTCACGACTTTCCTGCGTTCTATGTGGAATGTCTTTCTGACTTCGATATTGCCCCGTAGAGCCGTTTTATCTGTCCAGACTATATCTTCCCTGTCTAAAGCTATAAACTCGCCTATACGAAGCCCTGAGAGCGCAAGAAAGGCAGTTGCGAGTTTCCAACGTTCTACCTTCATTGATTCCAACAC